AGAAGAATGCCTATAAGGTGTGTCCCGCTAATGCTTTTTTGGCAGCTGGGTTGTATGTGGGATATGACCCAAAGACCGTTACTGAGGTTATTACAGCAACTGAAGTTAGAAGACGTGGAAACATTGTTTACCATTCAGTCACAACCTCCAACAATTCATGTGGTGGTTTGATTGTCAATAGCGCCCTGGAAGTCATTGGCATCCATTTTGGGACGAATGGTGATAGTGTGAAAGGTTTGAATAACAAAGGTGTCTGTGTTGATTATGATCTCACTTATAAAGATGTTGTTGAAGGAAGTTTGCTACAGGCTGGCCCTCGAATGAGACCTCCCCAGGCCCAGCTTTATAAGCATATGACAACTGTTGGAAAGTTACCAGCTTCCCAGTTGACTGGAAAGAACATGTATAATGTGATTCCTTCTAAGCATATTGAAGGTATGAAAGGGACCCGAATTGCTATGCAAACTGAGTTCAAGTTTGCTAATGTTCTACCAACATCTGTTAATTATAATACGACGGTTACTTCATGGGATGCGAAAGGTAGAGATACTATAACATTCCGTTCCAACCCTGATGCGGTGGATTTTATGCGTCGGTTTTATGCTGTGCAATATAAAGAGATAGAAACTGATCCAATTTCAAATCTCGAGGATATTTACAGTTCGATTGACCATTCAAAATCACCTGGATGGCCCTGGACCTATTTGGGTTTTCGTAGTAAAGGAGACCTTTTTCAGCATCCAGGATGGGAAGATCTTGTAGCTCATGCTCCTGGTCGCCAAGTCATTTGGAACACTAGTGGGAAGCATGAGGTTCTTGCTCTTGATGATATTAAGAGAGGGAAACTCCGGATTTTTCAAATCCCCCCTGCTGAATTTGCTATTTATCAGAAGAAATTTACTCTCAAAGTTTGTGAGAGAATCAAAAATTTCAAATGGTCAGCATATGGTTTTAATCCTTATTCTGGCGGTTTTGATGCCCTTGCCAGGTCTTTACTGGAAGGAGATTTTCAAATTTCCTATGATATTAGTGGTTGGGACAAATTTATTTGTTTGATAGATGAAATTTATGCTTATTCAAAGCAACACATACCTCAGCACCTGCATGAGGAATTTATGTGGATGGCAGATAATATCATCTCGGCTGAGATGAGACTTCTGTCTGGTGATGTCATTATGAAAGATGGTTGGTCCAATCCTTCAGGATCAAACAGCACAACACTTGATAACATTCGGGCTCATATCCGTTTGTTTGCTTATGTTTTGTGCATTGCATACTACGAGAAATTCGGAGTGCTGCCCACTATTGAACATGTGGCTGCACAGTGTGTTAAAATCTTTGGTGATGATATCATCGCAGGTTTGTCTAATGACTTTTCAAAGATCATCGAAGATGGATGGCTTAAAGATATTCTGTCGAAGTTCAATTTGACGCTTAAATTTTTAGTTATAACTCGCGGTGATCTCGGGAAACATATTTTCTTGGGAGCTAGGTTTTGTTACTCTCAGGGATGTTGGTATCCTGAATATAATGCTGACAGGATTCGTTATTCGTTTTTGAATGACCCTTCCCGTACGATGGGTGTTGGAGCCTATCTTAGCAAGATCCTTACATTAACGGTGATGGCCTACCCAAACCAAGATCTTTTTGAAGATTGTTTGGATGGGTTGTTATGTTTTTGTTCTTCAGAATACCTTAAAGGTGTTTGTGACCCAGCAACAAAGATGCTTTGTGCTGAGTTGGTATCGGTCGCCCGATCACTCACCCCAGACCTTTTGCGAGGTTTTTACCTGGGAGGTGAGTCAAGCATTCTTTTTCCTTTTTTTTGGGATGCTGTAGGGTTTGATGATACCGGTGTTGAGCTTCAGAGCGTATCTTCGGAGGAGGTAGGTTTTAAAGATACTGCGATGAGTGTTCAACTTAAGAAAACTTCACCAAACAAGAAAAATAAGAAGACTGTTCAAAAAGCGAATAGTGCCCGGGTGAAACCGGCTCGTGTCGTTGACGCGAAAGGGAAGACACAGGCTGTCTTTAAAATCCCTCACTGTGCCATGGACTATTTTAGTTCATTGGCTGCTCCTTTTGAAACTCCCGGAGGTGTGTGCATCCCGGCTGAAGTCTTCCCTCTCCCTTCGCAGAAAATTAAAACTTTTCTCAAGGGTAGGTTCCAGGCTGGCACAACTGGAATCGGATTCATTAATGTGAGTCCTTGTGTCACAAACACAGGAGCCGTGGTCATTAGTTCCACTGCTTTATCTGTTGGCGGACCAGCTACTCAGTTCAATGCCTTTACTGCAACACAGACGTTGACTATGCCACAGTTCCCTCTCGATGAGACGGTTAGAGCTGCGGGTGGTTTTCAGTCACGTGTTGTTAGTTATGGTATTCGAGTCAAGTATATTGGTAAACTAATGGATCGAAATGGTGTCACAACCGCGTTGGAAGAACCAGATCACCGGAACATGTACTCCATTGTCTCAACCCCAAGCACTTTAGATAAAGTGAATGGTCATCCACAGTCGTGTTTGAAAAGAGTTGGAGGGGAGATGTGGGATAGTGAGATCTTCTATTCGGGGCCCGTGTCCCCAGATGAAATCGAATTTGCAAATGTTCAATTTCCAATAGGTCAATACATTTCTGTTATTTGTGTTCAAGGTGAACCGGCCGACTCTTATGAATTTGAGTATGTCCAGCACACCGAGATTATTGGGACCTTGGCTACTGCCAAGACCCCTTCACATGCTGACCCATCAACCTTTGGTAAGGTTTTGGAAGCGGCAAAAACAACAGCGATGGATGGCCCTTTGGACTCGCACAATTCACCGTCTTTCTTTAAGCGATTTATGGATGGGGCCAAGGAGCTTGGACCCGCTATTATTTCTGGAGGAAAGATGGTTGCTGCGATTTTATCTGCGGAACTTCCAATTGGATTGCTCGAGGCTGCGAACACGCAGGAGCACTTGTCTAAAGCTTTCGCTGCTATGCGAAATCCACAACGAGTTGCTCTTGGTGCACCGCGCCAACCCGGGGCTCTGATGCTTGGAATGTAACCATTTCTTCATAGAGAAGGAAAACTCTATAACACCCGTTTCATTGGACGAGATTAGCTGCAAGTGAACTTGTTCG